TTCTTGTACCCATTTGTATAAGGTCCACTTGCTGGGCAAGCCCATTAAGTCGGCTACGCTATCGACTGAGCGGTTATGATTTTCCTTGGCATAGTCCAGACATAAATCCATCGCATCACGTAAATCGCGGGCTTGAACGGTCTTCCAATTTCGTTTAGACATTGTGTAACCCTGTAAAACTCGCTTCCAAACAAATAAACTTTTTGCATATTGTGCAAAGCTGTTCTACATTCCTAAAATGATCCCGACTTAAATCAACTCGGGATAACACTATGAACAATGCACAAATCAATAAATTAACTGGCCAGCTACGCGCCCTGGAAGATACCTTTGCGCACTTGGTTTGCTTGTTGGAGATGACTAATGTCATTGGTAGCCCTCAGCTCACTCAGCAGTTAAATCTGTTTGCGGAGCGTTATCGTCCGGCAACTGGTGATAAGCATCTAGTTGAGCAGGCAATGGCTGCTCAAGAGACAATGCAGCGGATAGCATCAATGATCGACGGTGCTCGCGAGACTCGACGACTTCAGGCGGATCAATAGCGTTAATGACAGCGGAGTCCAAGGGGATTCCCCAAAACAGCGGCTGGCTCTCTTGTTTACGACGATGAAACCCTGGGTGGTAGCGTGACATGACAGGCTCCTAAGCAGCTTCTGATTTAAGACCAAGCTTTACGGCGATTTCATGCGCCTTGCCGTATTTGGCTTTTGCTTGGCCGTTAAGGACACGGTAAACCTCATTGACCCGGTAACCGTTTTGAACGGCCCACTGGCTAAAAGTATGGCCGCGCCGTTGAAATTGATCCTTAACCTGATCGGGGGTTAGTGCGTTGTTCATGGTTGCCTCGCTTAGTTGTGATGCAAAGTTAATTCGTTGTTGTTGTGCTTATTATTGCACGAACGTTCAACATGTCAATAAAATAAATTGAATATATGTGCAAATTATTTGAACGATTATTGGAAGAGCGTAAGCGTCTAGGGTTGAACCAGGACCAAATAGCCGAGGTTGGTGGCGTAGCAAAGCGCACCTATTGCAACTATGAATCAGGAGATAGGGAGCCTATGAGTAGCTTTTTTACTGCCATCGCCGCAGCCGGTGCCGATGTGCAATACATTCTGACCGGCATTCGGTCATCCATTGCTTTAGGTGCGGAAGAACAGCTGTTGCTTGAACGTTACCGCAACAGCCCGCAGGCGATTAAAGATGCGGCATTGCGCGTGCTGTTAATTGGGGACATAGGATCGACTCAACCCAAGGTTGTTATTCATGGCGATGTCGGTCAGCAATTCGATACGCAGTCGGCTAAAACCATCACGATCAATATGCCTAAAAAAACTAAGTAGGAGCTATGAAAGGGACAGTTGAAATTAAAGGAGCAGTTGGCGCGGCAATCCATGCAGATTCCGGCTCAGTTATTAATATTCACCTTGCTGAGAATAAGCTTGATCCTCAGATAAAACGGGCAGTGCATCACTTACTAAAAACCTGTGAAGCTACAGGTAGCAAACCGATAGTTGAAAAGATTAGCCAAGGCCTATTTGGCAGCGCCATTTTTAAAGCGCTTACTCTTGAGCAGTTGGCGCAACTGCAAGTGATTGCTGATGAAATTAGCGCAGCACAACAAAGTAAGGCAAATAAAGAGGAACCCCATACTGCTTTTGTGCGTGAGATCTATGAATATGAGGATTTCTACCGTCGTATTGGCATAAGAGCCTCAAAGGTTGAGCGCGCCGCATTGACTGAGTTTATGGTGACCGCTCCGATTAATCCCAAGCAAATCAAGCTGGCATGGACCAAAAGCGTGCTGATTTACGAGAATAATCAGCTGAAAATCAATCTACCGGTGATTGAGCCGCTATTGGGCAGTGCGCTTGCATTGATGTGCAGCGTTGCCTTGCTGCTGATTTTTGTACAAATCATTTTGGTAAAGCCCTCTATTTATCAGTTAGCTCAACAAGCCCCGCTATTACTGACGCTGATCTTTGCGCTACTGATTACAGCCAGCTACATGATTGCACCGGCCTATATAGGAAAACGCATTAAAGCGGTTTTAGAGCCTTCTTAATTTAACTTTTAAAAAATCATGAATAAATTCTTTATGTTGCTGGCTTTATTAACCCCACTGTCTGCATTAGCTGTGGAATGGTCTGGGACTGTTGTTGGTATTGCAGATGGCGATACGCTGACGGTACTTAATGCGGATCAACACACTGTAAAAATCCGCTTAACTGAGATAGACGCACCCGAGTCAAAGCAAGCGTTCGGCACTCAATCAAAGCAGTCTTTATCAGACATTTGCTTCAATAAAACCATAGTGGTTGAGGATAAGGGGCTGGATAAATACAAGCGAACATTAGGCCGCATTAACTGTGATGGTGTTGATGCCAATGCCGAACAGGTCAAGCGTGGCATGGCCTGGGCATATCGTAAATATTTAACTGATCAATCAATCATAGCTTTAGAAGCAACCGCCAACGCCGCAGCTATCGGCTTATGGGCTGACAAAAACCCAACACCACCTTGGGTTTTTAGACATAGCAAAAAACCCTTGTAATTAATAATTGATTAAAAATTAACTATGAAAATCCTTCTCAAAACAATTGTATTGATTTTGCTAACTGCGTGCCTATCATCCACTGCCTTTGCCAAAGGCAGACAGCCATGTTCTGGCAAAAAAGGCGGGGTATCGCATTGCTCAGGCGGTAAATTTATTTGCAATGATGGATCCGTCAGTCAATCAAAGAAAGTTTGTACAAAATAGCTTGAATTGCTTGAAGAGAAAAAGAGCCGGCTTATTTAAAAACGGTGGGCAATAAAGCGTTGCCCACCTTAGTTACCAGCTAATCAAGGAGTCATAGCATGTTAGGGCTAACAGGTAATAACGTAGACCATGCAGAAATTAGAGAGTTGCTGAAAAATGCTACTGCCCTAGCTAAAGAAAAGGATTTTGACAGTGCTATCGAGCGCTTATTAAGAGCCTATAAATTAATGGAAACTTGCTCAACTGAATGGGGAATTAAAGCTTTTTTTAGAGTAGCCAGGTATCACCATTTAGCCGGTCGTTATGATGTAGCAATTGAGTGGCTACAGCAGCTTCATGACAATGTTGATACTTATGCCGATGCTAGAGAGATACTTTACAAGGAATGGGGATGGCTAGGAAAAGGTGGCTATGCCAAGGTTTCAAAAACCGTCCGTAATATTAATAAGAAGTGCATTAAAGAAGAAATAGCACTTTATAAAACTAGGCAGGCAAAGATTGAATTGCGTGAAGAAAAAAAGAGCCGGCTTATTTAGAAACGGTGGGCAATAAAGCGTTGCCCACCCTACATCATTACGTTAACAACGCCCCACGCTTGCTCTGCACCGGCTTATGCAATGACACATCGCGTGCGGCATTGGTACCGGCAATGATTGCCGCAACGGCATTGGGATGTTGCTCTGTTTTTCTAGTGCGTGAATCATTTTGTAGCGAATCCCCCCATTTCTGCTGTTTATAGGCAGCAATTGCTATGCGCTCTTGCTCAGTACCTGCAAATTCTTGCACTTGTTGACTGATTCTCCAGCACCACGCCTCACAAAACGTATCTGCCATGCGGATTTTATTTTCACGTTTGTAACGTTTTAAGGTAGCGCTATAGGCGGTGCGATCTTTGGTGATTTGCCTACGCAACACAGCAAAGGTGTAGCTTGCCAGCTCCGGTTTAATGCCCAACCCTAAAAACTTGATTTGGCTATCTAGCCAGCCACCGCCTGGGCTAATGATTGACTCACAACCAAAGGCTTTGCTGATAATGCTGGCTAACCCACATAAATAGAGCGGTGGGTTATTTTTACTGCCGGTTTTACTGTGCTGCTCGCGCACTTGAGATGCCGCAACATCACTGGATGTTAGGTTGTATTTATCCATCAATGCCTGGGCTTGGCGTTTGGCGGTGGCAGATTCTGTGGGGTTATCAGAGGCTGCAAGCGCTAAAAGCTTGGCTATTTTTTCGGCAATACGTTTTAGTTTTGATTCTGGAATATCAGTCATCGTCTATAGGCCTCGGGTGGTGGCAGGTCGCCTGCCGGCAAGCGCAGCATTTTGCGCCATACCTGGTTAAATTTATGGTGGTCGGCTGATACGGCTTGCCATTGCTGTTCGGTGCGGCCCCGGCTTAGGTAAAAGTTTTTAATGGCTTGGTAGCGTTTACGTGCTCGTAGCAGCTGGACGCGTTGATCTTTCATGCAATTACAAACGCTGATATATGCCTGATGTCCATATAAGCCACTCGGCTTCTCTGCGATTAATCAGACCGCCTACAACCCGCCCGCGATCTTTGTTAAACGCTTTCCAGGCCTTTTCCTGCGTGTCATACCGCGTAACGGCACCGGGGCTATTAATCATTTTAACGATACTGGACTCTCTAAACTGCGCCACCCCGATGTTAAATGCCAGCGACAGCAGGGCGTCGAATTGATATTGCCGCAACTGTTTAGTAATGATCCGTCTAATGACCCCTTCGAACGGCTGTATATCCTCATCAAACAATTCATCAGCCTGCCCGGTACTAATCCCACTGCTAAAGCGATGCCAATCATCTTTGGCTATCAAATGCCCATAACCGATAGTGGCACCTGGTACCCAGCAATCGATGCTTTCACCCGTCTGGTCATCATAGGGGTGCAGTCTAAGCTGCTCCAGATTTTGCAGCCATTGCAAGCCTTTGGCGCTGATGGTTAGGTGGTTATTGATCATGGGCGCTCCGTTGGTTGCGTAGTTGTTGTGTTAGTTTGTTGACCTCATCACACCAGTAGGGGTCACCGGTTTGGTCGGCCATTTTTTTGGCGTGGGCAAGGTCTTGATTAAGCTTTTGCATAGCTTGGGCACGTTGGGCGGCTTGCTTTTGGGCTTGGTCGACGGGGGTTTCTTCCGTGTCCATCCATCGACGCTCTGCCAGCCAACCCTCTGCCATCTTAGCCACTTGGCCTTCGGGCAGGTTTTTACGGGCAGCGGCGGCACGTTTAGCGCCGGCAATTATTTTGTCGTATTCGGTTTTTGGTAATTCACCTAGTTGCAGCCAGCGCCCGGCCGCCCGGTCTTTGCTGGCTTTGTAGTCAAAGGCCAGCCAGAACACATCAAAGGCGGCTTTCATCACCGGGGTGAGTTTGTCGTAGGCCTTGGTAATCTCATGCGGGCCGGTTTCTTTTAATGCGCCGTAGCCTTGGGCATCTAGCCGGGTCCATAGTTTTTCTGCATAGGCCAGCGCCTTATCAAGGTCCCAGTTCAACGCGGGCATAAACTGGATGCATGCCGCTTGGATAAATTCGCGTTTTTTCATTTTTGCCCTCCTCAGTGCGGGGGCAGTATCTATTGATTAGTAGCCCAACAAACTTAAAGCCCTTTAAAACTAAGGCGCTTAAGCAGTTGTCATACTGTGCCGCATGGTTAACGTTAGGAGGGTGTGATGATTTATATTTTGGTCTGTTTTGCAGTGTATTTAATGTGGGGCTGGCGATGTGAGCGTGAGCGGGCGGAGTTGCTGCATACGCGGTTTAAAAAGGATCAAAAAACGATTAGTAGCGCCGATTATTTGTTAGCCCGTGAGCAGGCACGCAATACCCGGCTGCATAACCGGCTGGCTGCAGTGCGTAAAGCTGTCAATGAGCCCAGACCTAAAGGAGATTGCCGAAGTGCGGCGTCTGAAGAGGGGCATGAGCATGATTAAAGAATTTCAGGCATTTTTTACGCTGTTTCAGCAGGGCAAGCAGTTAGCCAATGCAGCAGCCTGGAAAAACCATCAAATAAAAGCCAATACCATTGCTGGGCTGATTGCAGCTGCAGTAGTGATTGCCGGTGGCTTTGGCTATCACATCACTATTGACGACGCTACGTTGCAAGATGTTGGCGCGGGCGTAGTGGCTATCTATTCGCTGGTTAATACCGTGCTGACCGTTATCACGTCTGCAAAAGTGGGCATTAAACAACAATGAAGTTAATCGGCTGGCTGCTGTTGCCTCTGTTAGCTGGCTGTATTAGCGAACAAGGCCTGCAGTGCCAGCCGTCGATCAATACTGATATTAGCCGGGCTACCGGCATCAACAGCATCGCAATTCAGGAGCAATGCAGCACATGAAAATAGTCCCGTATGTTATCGAAAGTTTTGCCAAGTTTATTTTGGACGGCAAAACCTTTTACCACCTGGCTGCTGCTGTGGATTATCAGCAAGTGACCGGTAAAACTGGCCCGGAAAAGCGCGCAGCAGTGATTGCGCAATTTAAAGCCATGGGCTTTGAGCTGGCTGAGTGGCTGTTGAATTTGGGCATTGAGTTGGCGGTGGCATGGGCTAAGTCTAAGGCGGGGGAGAAATGAGGCGCTCATCAAAGCTGTTAGCAACAACTATGCTGGCGTTATCGGCATTTTTTCCAATATCTAGGGCATCGGTAAGTAAGCCGACCTTGGGCAATGTCATCACTTCGCCATTTAAAAGCTATGGCAGAGCCTCCAGCAAGCGCCGCCGAAGCCGCGCAGAAGTACGGGGTTGGTAATGAAGGGCTTGGAAATGCTGCTTAATCCCGATGAGCATATGACCTTTGAAGAGGCTGCTGATCATGCCGGGCAGTTTCACACGGATTTAGCGCTATTGGCACATCAACAACAGGTGGCTGCTGTTGAGCATTCGCCCAACTCAACAGGCATTTGCAATGATTGCGGTAATGACATTGACCCTAGACGCGTCGCAGCGTTACCGCATTGCACACGCTGTATAGATTGCCAACAAGCTGAGGATTTACGGGATAAACGCTATGGACTATGAGTTTGCAAAATTTTGGTTTGATATTGTGCAAACAGTATTGATTGCCCTGATTGGCATTATGAATTGGCTAAACAATCGCCAGCGGGTAACCAATGCGACGATTGCCAAGCTGGAGAGCCATATCGATGAACGCCAGGATGACCACAACCAGCGGTTAACGCGGGTTGAACAGGATATGAAACACGCCCCCAAAACTCAGGATTTAGCCAAGATTTATGACCGATTAAACGGCATGGACGGTGGTTTTAATCAATTGAAAGGCGAAATACACGGCATGGCAACGACGCTAAACCTTATCCATCATTATCTCCTCGATAAAAAATAGGCTGACTATGGGCTATCAACAACACATTACTGAGCACCGCCGATTGGCGGTGTTAAAGCTTTTAAACGATGCTGCAGCCTATACGCTGCATGAGCAGGATATTAAAAAAATCCTCTCCGCACATGGTCAAGCCACAGGAACCGACATTTTGCGGGCAGATCTGCAATGGTTGCATGAGCAAGGCTTAGTGCTGGCTAGTCAGCCCGGTGGCGTTTGGATTGCAACACTGACAGCACGCGGCGGTGATGTGCAGCAAGGGCTATCGACTGTACCGGGTGTAGCTCGACCGGAGCCAATTTGATGCCGCCGCGCGCTGCTATTACTGCATTACCGGATGCCATTTTAAGCGGCCTGAATACTCGCCTAGTTGATAACAGCTTTGGCGATTACGATGGTTTAGCCGCTTGGTTACAAGAGCAAGGCTATCAAATCAGCCGCTCGGCAGTAGGCCGCTATGGCTCCGACCTTAAAGCCAAGATGGAAAAGTCCATGGCCCGCGCCCGTGAGAGGATGGAGATTGCTAAAGCCTTACGCGGTGCCAGTGATGATGAAAAAGCCGCGCTGATGGAAGCCAACGAAATGGTGGCCATGGACCAGATTATGGATATGTTTGAGGAAGTCAGCGGATTGGAGATTGGCGAGCGTATGGCAGCCGTGCCTAAGCTAGTGCGGGCCATTGCCGATTTGAATAGGTCGGCGATTGGGTCGGCTAAGTGGAAGAAGGAATTTGAGTCGCAAATTAAGCGTGAAGCGTTAGAACAAGCCGCGCAACGTGTATCGGAAGCCGGGAAAGCCCATGGCCTGGATATCGACCAGGTCAAATTCTGGCGTGAAAAAGTTTTGATGGGGGTCTGATGGCTAATCTGGCACCGCTGGCGGACACGCAACGGATTATCGAATGGGATGAGCTACCGGAATCGGTGCGCGAGATTCCGGACGGTTTCAATCCCGGCGAAGCGGGCGTGTTGATGAAACACCAAGTCGAATGGTTGCAATTAATTCACTCCGTGGATTTGGCTGCGTGTGAAAAGTGCCGCCGATCCGGCATCACGCTGGCAACTGCTTACGACGACACGATTACCGCAGCTTCGCGCAAGTCTGCTGGTGGCTCGAATATTTTCTACATTGGTGACACCCGGGAAAAAGGCCTTGAGTACATCGGGTATGTGGCCAAGTTTTCGAAAGTAATTGTTTCGGCGCAAGGTTCAGGCATTTCAAGCATTGAGCAGTTTATCTATGAGGACCAGGACAAGCGCGGTGAGTCTACTCAGCAAATAACAGCTTTCCGCGTGCGGTTTGCCTCCGGGTTCCGGGTGGTGGCGTTGTCCAGCCGCCCGGAAAACATCCATGGTTTGCAAGGCCGGGTCACTATCGATGAGGCGGCGTTGCATAAAGATGTTCGCAAAGTCATCGAATCTGCCACGGCTTTGCTGATTTGGGGCGGTCAGTTGCGGATTATTTCCACGCATCGCGGGCTGAAAAACGCTTTTGCCGAACTGATTGCCGATATTCGTAACGGGCTATACGGAAAGGGCGGCGCGGTATTCAAAATCACGTTCGACGAGTGTGTGGCTAATGGATTGTATGAGCGGGTGTGCTGGATGCAGGGCATTCAACCGACGGAGGAAAGCAAAAAAGAATGGTATTTGCGCATCCGTAAAGCCTACGGCCCACGCAAAGCGGCGATGCGCGAGGAATTGGACGTGGTGCCGCGCGACGGAGAAGGTTCTGCAATTCCCGGCGTGTGGATTTTGCGGGCGATGCGCGAAGAGCGGCCGGTGTTGCGGCTGGCATTTGATGATAATTTTAAAAACTTGCCAATGGATATACGGCGAGCGGAAATTGCTGCGTTCATCCAGCGCGAGTTAGACCCATTATTGGCACGGTTGCCGAAGGATTTAAGGCATTTTTTTGGGATGGACTTTGCCAGAAAACGGCATTTGTCGGTCATCGTACCGATTATTAAGCAGCTTAATCTAAGTCGTAAGGTGCCATTTGCCATCGAGCTGCACAATTGCCCGATCGATCAGCAAAAGCAAATTCTATGGCATTTAATCCCAAAATTGCCGCGTTTTGGCGGCGGGGCAATGGATGCCACCGGCCCAGGTCAAACATTAGCTGAAGAAACCTGGGAAAAATGGAAATCGGTTGAGCAAGTCAATCTAAGCCAGATGTGGTATCGCGACAATATGACCGCGTTTGTGCAGATGTTTGAAGACGACATGATGGACATTCCGAAGGATGCTGAGCATGAATCGGATTTGCGCGATTTAGAGCGGATCGACGGCATTGTGAAGCTGCCGAAGGACGATAGCACTGACGACGATGGTGTGACACGTCATGGTGACTATGCGATTGGGTTGGCGCTGGGTGATTTTGCCTGCCGGGTGTGCAAACCAGTGGACATTGAATTTGAATCGGTCGGACAACGCGTATCTGCCGACAAGCAACCCACCTACACCGACCGGGGCTTTGGTGCCGTGGCGGGTGGCAATGATTTTTCAGGATATTAATAATATGGCCCAATACGTACAAACTCACGGCGGCGTTATCGTCCCCGAAGCGGTATTTGCTGAACGCATGCCCGCCAAACCGGAAGGCCGCGAGATTGCTACAGTAGGTAGTGGCCGCGATATTACCCGAGGCTATCTGCCGGATAATATGATTATGGCGGCGGGTGATACGGTACTGGCCACGCGCGGTGGTGATTACAGTATTTATGAAGATATCGCCCGCGATGACCAGGTGAAAACCTGCCGACAACAACGCGAATTGGCCTTGATTGCCAAAGAATGGGGCGTAGAACCCGGCGACAGCAGCCGCAAGGCCAAGAAAGCCGCTGAACGCTTGGAGGCAGTGCTGGACCGGCTGGCATGGGATGATAAAACCCAAAAAATGCTCAGCGGCGTACTGTATGGATTTGCCGTTGGTGAGGTGCTGTGGGCGACTGACGGCAATGAAATCACTATTGATGACATTAAGGTACGCAACCGCAAACGCTTCGGATTTTTACCCTCCGGAGAACTACGCTTGCGCACGCTGGGTAATCAAATGGATGGCGAAGCACTGCCGCCGGGTAAGTTTTGGGCATTTAGTTGCGGGGCTGATCATGATGATGAGCCCTACGGACTGGGCCTAGGCCACTATTTATATTGGCCGACG